ACATTCAATCACTCCATATAAATTATACTTCTATTTATATGATAACTGAACTAGGAACGAATGTCAACTCTTAATTGTCAAAAAAGCAGGAATAGGATTATCACCAAAAGGTTTATTCCGATTCATCTTAACACAAGCTTGTGCTGCATCATCTTCAAAGGTATAATCCTGTACAACTCTTCGTGTGGGAAGTTCAATGATTTCCCACATTTTAGTCTCAAGGTTTACGTCAGTATAATACTTAATATCTTCTCTTTTACTATACCTTGAGGTCAGAGAATTTTTCATATGTTTTGCCTTTTCCAGCAAACGGTGTGTTATCGAATACATTTTCATTTTGTCCACTATCAACTAAATCCGATTGTGCTTCCTGTTCACAATCATACAGACGCATCTTTGCTCTGTCTATTCCCAATACAAACCGTTTATTCATAGTAGGGTCATTGTATCGGTTCTTCAACTGTTTGACTACAATCTGGTTGAGGTCTTCTAACTCTTCCGTAGCGATGAGTGCAAACATAAGGTCTGCCGTTGCGGGCAAACCAAAACTTTCTGAAGTATCCTCAAGTCCAATATCGGTTGAGGTAAATCCTGTTCTAGTTGTCTGGGTTGCAGACATAATTGGTACATTCGTTTCTACTGCAAGTCCTCTTAGTTCTTCTGCAATCGACTTGATATAGAAGTAAGAACCCACATTTGCATTTCCTTTAAATCGTGAAGATGCACATATATTTAGATAATCTATGAATATAATATCTGGTTTAAAACTACGCTTTAGTGCAAGTTCTTTAATAAGACTTCTGAAATGTCCAACGTGAGCAGAAGCGGTTGGGTATTCTTTGATAATAAACTTTCCGTTTGTCTTTTTTTGTATCTTGGATAACTGTGTTTCAAACATCTTTTTAGGAAGTGTATGTAGGTCATCCATTGTAATGTTCATTAAGTTTGCATCAATACGTTCTGCAATACGTTCTTCTGCCATCTCCATTGTGATGTAAAGAACATTCTTACCTTGCATTAGTGTTGACGCAGCAACGTGACACATGAATAAAGATTTACCAACACCAGTTCCAGCAAGTGCGATATTCAATGTCTTTTGTGGTAATCCACCTTTAGTAATCTTGTTGAAATAATCTAGGTCAAACGGAATCTTTACTTCTTTCTTGTGATAGAAGTCAAATCGTTCTGTACCATCTTCAACATAGTCGTGCCCAATATTAGTATCAAACGATACTGCAAGTGCCTCAGATAGAATGGATGGGATTGCTTCTGGTGTTCTTTCCCTATCCTTTCCATCAATAATTCCTATTCCTTCAAGTACCGCATTGTATATTGCTTTGTCCTTGCAGAATTTCTCTGTTGTGTCGAGTAACCATTGCGTGTCCACTTCAGACTTTTGAAGTGAACTAATAATATCCACAATCTTTTTATACTCATCATCATTAATATCCTTTCGACCATCAAGTTCAATTGTCAATGCTTCCTGTGTAGGAATTGAATTGTACTTGTCAATAAACGAACCAATCTCTTCAAAGATTACTCGTTCATTTTTGTCTGAATAGTATTCTGGTTTGATAAAGGGAATGACTCGTCTAGCATAGTCTTCATCCCAAATTAAATTAGATAGTGTTGTTCGCTCTATTGTCTGTATCGACATATTGTAAATTGCCCTCGTTTAATTGTTCATTCATAATGTGGTGTAATATATCACCAGCAAGTTCAAAAAAGTCATCACCAAAAAAGTCTTTTGGTAAGTCATTAGAATCTAACATATCCCATTCAAAATGTAAAGTGGCTTTATCACTTTTTTTATCTTCTGAAATACTGACTTTACCATAGCGATATACCACTCCTTGATATTTTCCTGCCTTTTTAGTCAGTCCAACACCTGTCCATTTCTGGTCTTTGTTTTCAACAAACTTGTAGTATTCGCTCATGTCTTTCATTATATAATAACTTTACCTGTTGGAACTGCAAGACCTGTTACTGCTTCTGTGTAAGCAGATGCAAACTCTGGATTAGTTTCTGTTACGAGAACAACTCCACCAGAATAGAACATTGCTTCTTTTGTATTTTCTGTACCTGTCATACAGACACCTCTTGCAAATCCTACTTTGCCGTCTGGTGTATTCACCAACATACGAGGATTCTTTAATGTGATGTTTCCACCTTCTTCTTTTTCCCACTTACCAAGAAACTCGCCTGATAGTGTTACTAGAGATACGATTGTACCTTGTTTCATAATTGCTCCTTAAACATAATGAAGGTAACTGCCAATTATATATTTTGACTTGTCACCAGTTACTTTTCTTCCAGCATGAAGATGTGTCCACATTGGTGGGAACATTAACATCCTTCCTGCTTTTGGTGTCACTGAAACTTCCCTTTGAGGAAAGTCTGTATTACCACCTTCTGGTTCATTTAAATACAGAAAGAAAACCAGAAATCTTTTTGCAGATGCATAATTGCCCACATCAACGTGGTCATGGAATTCATCAACTCCATTTGGTTCGTACCTTTTCATACGATACATCTCGTATGCATATTGTTCTGGAAACATCTTACTAGTAATATCACAGTCTTCCATGTATTTGTCAATACAACTGTTGAAAGCATACTGCAAGTTATCTTGGTAAGGTTTCCAATTCGTATATTTTTGAAATGTAATTTGAGTAAAAGAACGATGACCTTTTAATGTTTGTTTATCAAACTGTTCTTCATTCTTTTCAAACTCCTCAATCATGTGGTCACACATGAGTTTTGGAATCACATCGTCATAAACACGAATATAGTTTTCATTCAGATTCTTGAACTGCATCTTCTTCTTCAACTTCCACTGGTCTTTGTCCATATTTAAATTCTGTGTTAGCAAACTCATCTAACTGTTTCATAACATCTTCAGTATAGAATTTCTGTGGATTATTATTGATTGTCTTACCGAATGTCTTTGTACCATCTGGTAATTCAATACGAGTAGAAATTGATTTAAAGATTCCTGCTTTTAAAGCAAGTTCAAGTAGACCATAGTATCTATCCAATCCACGTTCATACATCAGACGAACATCGACCATCTTGTTTTCGATAGTCAAACGTGATTTCTGATTTTTACAGTGAATGATATTACCAACAACCTCAGTACCATCTTTTTCTTTCTTCTTGGAAAGATAGATAATAGAAGAAGCAGCATACTTCAATCCAGAACCACCACCCATTTCTTTAGTAGGGAACATAGAACCAACTACATCATATGTATGATTGGTAACAATCATTGGTACTTTCGCTTTACCAAGTTTTAAAGTCAACACTCTAAATGCAGCTTTAAGAACTTGTGCTCTAGTCATATCTCTAGTTTCTTTACCGTCAGCAGTGTCCTCTACTTCTTTAGTCGTAGATAACATACCAAGGGAATCAAGACACAACATAATCGGTTGTCTTGTTGATTCATTCTGTTGAATATAATCATCTAGTATACGAAGCGATTGTGTTCTAAATTCTTGTACAGTTGTTACAGGTAGAATGACCATACGTTCTGGGTCAATACCTCTATCAATAACCATCTGTTTGGTGATTGCACTTTCTGATTCAAAGTATAACACACCAGCGTTTGGATTTGCATCCAAGAACGACTTCACCATTCCCATTACAAAAAATGTTTTACCTGTTGCAGATTCACCAGCAACAGCAGTAATTTTGTTTGCAGGCAATCCACCAAAGATTGACCCACTCAATAATGCATTGAAGATATAAGAACCAGTGTCAATAAAGTTATCAACATCACCAGCCTCTACACCATCTGATACAAGTGCTGCGTATTCATTGCCCGCAGTCTTAGCAATATTCTTCAAGAAGTCCATAGTTATATATCACCGTCCTTTCGATTTTCGGATAGATAAGCATCGAAACCGCCTGGGTATCGTGCTTCTAACTTTTCGATATTTGTTTCAATTACATCGTCTATAGTAATATCTAGTGCGATACAAGCCTGGGCAATATACCACATGATATCTCCCAATTCACGTTTTGCATGATATTGTACATCTTCATCAAAAGCCTTTCCTTGGAAAAAACACTTCTTGATAATTTCAGCAAACTCACCACCTTCAGCAGTTATACCAATTGCAGCGGTAAGAATTCTTTCTGGTTGTACACCTTGTTCTTCAATGATTTCACACGACTCAGTAAAGTAGTCAGCATCCTTAGACGCATCACTTGTAACTTCATCTACGAATTCGGTATACTTTTTAAAATCTACAGTCATAATGTTTCCTTTAGTAATTTATAATATGATACCAAATAAATCTCCATTTGTCAAGACATAAATGCAGATAAACTTGGTTTTTTATATTTCTCAATTGCAGTATCAATTGCGTTTATAAAAACTCTTTTCCAGTTTCCATGCTGATGTTTACTCCAAGTCATATCCTGTATTTCTTTTCTATCAGCATTTTCAAAGTGGTCAATTGCAAGTGCTAGTTGTAAATCATCTGATACAAGTTTATAGTGAGTATCACTTGCACACAAATCTACACTTGCATGACTACCGTTTTTACTATTCAGTATTATAGGAATACCATGAGATAGTGCTTCAAGAGCAGTAATACCCCATGTTTCATTCCACATTGTAGAAAAATATGTTTGACACTTTGATATTGTTTTTACAACATCTTTGTGATTCATATCTAACATTACACCATCCCAATGTGAATTTTTATTTAAATATTTAAGTTCTCTTTCGTACATTGGCGTATTGGTTATTACAATTGTTTTGAAGGTTGTAGTCTCTAACCAATCCTTTAAAATAAATGGTTTCTTTTCTACAGGGTCACATCTACCAATTGTACCACAATCATATTCGATGTCAGAAAGTTCTGGTTTCTCACCTATAACATAACTTGAATTTATATACCCATCAATTGATATATCATGTGAGTGTTTCATTCTTTTTGCCATATTTTTATATTGGTCATGTTGCCATTTACTAACCATATAACATGAATGATTTTTATTCATAATATTGTTCATAAGGGATAGAATAGAACCAATTTGACTATGAGTATGATTTATGAACATCATCGGCACTTCTGAATCTAACATCTTTGCACCAGAGAATGATGCTTGGGGCCAATTTGATATTATGATATCTGCATTACAATCTTTTGCAAAATTTTTTATTTTGGTAGTATTATCTTTGATTGGGTCTTTGTTATCAATATCAATAATATGCACATCATCAAATGTATCATTAATCTGGTGACAAAACTTTTCAATTCCACCAACAACTCTGTTAGTATCATATGCACCCCAAATATTATTATATGGTAATACTATTCTCATGAACACGCTGCCCAACAATACTTTGGTTCGCCATCGTTTACATCATATACATTCGGATGTTGCATCAATGCACGGCGATACGGTGACCACTTAATACCTCTACCCCAATTTAAAAATTCCATCATTTCAATCTTTGTGACAGAACCCCTCTTACGAATAAAGTGTAGTATCTCATTAAACTTTTCACTATCACCCATAACCTTTTGGTCTGCTAGTAAGTCATCCATATATTTACTCATTACCTCTACTTCATCTTTATATACAAGTTTAGTACCAACCCAATCTAGTGATTTAAATGCTTCTTGGTTTCTGTACTCTGTGTCATCCAGATACTTGTTTAATAACAATAGAGCATCTTGGTCATCTGAAAAGAAGTCGCCCTGTTCATATAATTCTTCATAATAACCAGCATCATACATTATATATGGCACTCCATTCATCATTCCATCAGTAGTTGCAACCGACCATCCACCATATTTTTGTTTGGGAGAAAATCCAACACAACACTTTTGTAGTTCTTTATAGTACCATTCTTTATTACCTTTTGTTGTGACAACATAATCACGATTAGGTTTTTCTAAAAGTGGAATCCATACTTTGAAATCT